TACGGTTCCGGATTTTTCGTGACTGGTGGTCGACAATACCCAAAAGCTTTAGCTACGCCAGCCGTAGTACTAGCCGCCATTTGAGTGGCTGCTGCAAACGGTGCAATATAGGGTATAGATGTCAAGGCTCCAGCCGCTTTCGCTACGGCAGTCGCAGGACCAGAGATAGTCCCCTTCTTATTGGCTTCATCAATCTCTTTACCCGATTGGGGTGTAAGAGTTGAAGACTCCACCGATGTCAGAACATTAAGTTTAACATCTTCGGCCCATGCAAAAACGCTAATAGTGACAACATCACTCGCGCCATTCGCATGTTTCAAAGTGTTTAACTGTCGAATAAATAATCGACCCATTGTTTCCCACTGGCTTGATGGAATATCAAGGTAATTCGTTTGACAAAAGAAGGGTAATGTCAATTCGCCACCCGTTGATGTGGTTGGATCTAAAAACACATGAGGTAATTGTGACGTCTGGACCAGGTCCTCTCTAACAAGAGCTGAATTGGTCGACGCTTCATCCCAAACATAATGTGGTAGATATGCAACCAACGCTCGTCCATATTGAAAACCATTGCCATTTATAATGACTTTGACCTTCAATTTACATCTCAATAGATTGTAATTGGCCAAGCGATTTGCAACGCGCGGGTTGGTAAAATATAATGCCCAAGGGTCAAAATCTGCATTCATGGTCACACCTGTTGACCAAGATTGCGTTGCGATCTTGATAGGTCTCGAGAAGAAATTCTCCAATGTGGCATCATCAGTATCTTGCAATTTTCGTGTTGGGTCGATGATTGATAAAACATCATACGAATACGGATCGTGTTGATCTTTGAAATCAACATTCTCATATACTGAAGTTGTGCCAGCTTTGACAATTGAACTATCATTGGTAGTTCCGGACTGGGGTGTCATCACAAAGGGGTGATGACGTGTGTGGACGACCTTCTCATCATCGGAATCCACCGATTGATGATCCGTTGCCACACTAACGGAATTTGCGACGATAACGTCGACTTCACTGTTTAATTTACATTTACAATAATTACCAGTTCATTTTATACAAATCGCGCAGGGAACTGCCTAACGCGGTACGATATATTTACATTGAGCAGGGTGAACTCACTGAATGTTCCCCGGGAGGGACCCTTAATATGTGTGAAGCCTATGCATTCACAACAAAACATATAAAATTATAATATACACGGTATCCATACACACACATTAATTTTGCTACCTTCAGATTTAAAACTGGGTCGGATTTAATGTCCCCGAAGTGACAGATGCCACTAACTATCAGGGCGGTATTGAGCATTCCAATCGCATACGCGGTCGTTATAGCTCAGATTCAGGCCATTACACAAATGTGTGATTCCTGCTCGATTGGCAACCTCCTTCATAAGGCCTCGTTGCTTCTCATACTTATCTTCCCCGTGGTTAAACCACTCTCGTAGTGCTCCGTCCATGTTCTGGGCGCTGGCCATCTCCTCAGTGTCTACTGAGTTCTTATCTCGCATAAAACAATGCAAAGATTTGTAGATGGATTTATCCAACAGCGCACCAACGTGACATCCCATCTTGGGATGATACACGCTGAATCTCTTCAGAAACTCAAATTCCTCGGCTGGTAGGAAATCCAATAAATCGGACTCCTTATCGGGCATAGTATAAACTTGCCCATATTTAGCTAAGAATTCTGAACACCCCTTGATTGTAAAACGAGAGATATCTGATGATACAGAACCTATGTTGTCATCACCATATGTCATAACTGCTACATTGTCTCTAAACTTGAGTCTCTCCTCATAGGATTCAGGCTCGTATTCTGAGTAAAAGAAGCAGCGCAGATTCAAAGATCCGCAAATGCCATTAATAATGACGGTGAGGGAGTTACCACTAATGTGTGTACCCTCTGTGAGGCCTATGAGATCGCCATTGAATGCTATATAAGCATATACGATATCACCCGTCATGGCCT